TTGCGTTGCTGTGTTGGGTGTTGTGAGATTGTTTCAATACCAACCGCAATGGATACAAAACACGAGGCACAATTGCCTTGCGTTACCTACCGTCTCAATTGTTCCAACCTTGCAGCAAGGTTTAGTTGAAACCAGGAGAGTAGTGTAGTAGCTATGCTACACACTCTCCTGTCCTGGATTCCAGTCACGATTTGTAGCTGAGAGCCTCGCACGACCTTATACCCCACGCTCGAAAATCCTAGTGTTGCGCAACGACTGGTAGGTGAGTGGTGATGGGTGGATGGTGAGGTGTGTGTGGTGTGAGGTGATGGGTGTATGGTGGTGGGTGAGTGGTGATGGGTGTGAGGGGATGGGTGTGAGGGGATGGGTGAGTGGTGGAGTGTGGGATGAGGTGGGTGTGTAGGGCTGTGAGGTGAGGGGTGAGTGGTGTGAGGCGGTGGGTGTGGTGTGAGGTGCTGTGGGAGGTGTGTGTGGTGTGAGGTGTATGGTGAGGGGGGTATGTCTTAGGATGCTGTGTGGTGATGGGTAGATACCTCTGACAGAATTTTTTCGTAAAAGGTACCCCCTCATGAGACAGTGCTACACCAGGTTTGTTAAATCGATTCCCAAATTCCCAACCACTACGGAGAATCAGGGAATTGAATAAGAGTTACTAAAATAACCACCGATGTTAATAATAACAGGAGGTGGTTATTTTAAGTATTTAGGAACAAAATAACTGTAATTGTTAAAAATAACCACGATTGTTATTTTAAGAAATAAGCTTTGGAAGGGTTGTAACATGTAACAAATAAATAACAACTACGTCTGTAGGGACTACGTTGTTATTTATTACGTAGTATTGTTGTTATGTAACATTGTAACATGTAACGTAAAGGAGTTGTCAAAAATGAAAAATTCAAAGGATTGTGTTCATTATTATATTTTACCGCCACCTGATGGCCGGGAGTGCCTGGGTGTTTGCAGGGACTGTGGTGATGAGAAGATTCATTACAACTCACATGACAGGGCTAAAAGGCCCCATAAGAACCCGAATAACGGGAATGTGTTTTACACCCATGACCTGGCGATGCTGCCAAACAGACCGTTGAATTACTGGTTTAATCCTGCGCTGAAATAAAAAAGACTAGACAGAGGGGAACATAAAAAAACCTCTGCCTAGCCCCAAAAAAAGGAGAACGTGACACTACCCGTCATAGTTGACTTCAGACGGACGGTGAAAGCCTTTACCCGATGCTTTTTTTAACGGAGGAGTTAATCGGGAAGGAGTCATAATCCCCTGTCAACGCCGTGTGTCAGCTTGATTATACACTAGTAAGGAGTTATATTCAGATAATGGCAAACTTTAGACCACCAGGGATACCTGACATAACGGGGAAATCGATTAATATGGGACGTATAAGACCACAGATTATACTGGCTATAGGGCTTCTTGGTGTAATTTCTATTGTAGGTATGCTTAAAGGGCTTCCTGAGATAAGCGGTGTGGCGGCAGCCGGGATTATAGCCCTTGCAAAAGATGTAATTACAACGGACGGCAGTTAATGGGTAAGCATCCTGGGGTATCCGAAGGAAATCCTCACAGAGATACAGAGAAGAAACAGGAAATATTTCTGATGGCTTTTGAGAAGATTGGGATTATTACCAAGGCTGCTGAAGTGGCAAAAGTAGGGGCTTCTACGGTTAAGAGGTGGCGTGACCAGGATGTTTTGTTTCTGGACAGGTTTAACGAGGCAAAGCAGAGTCACAATGACAGGCTTGAAGGAGTCCTGTTCGACCTTATAAACGAGATGCATGTCAATTTGGATTACAAGGCTAACCCTACCCTGCTGATATTTGCACTCAATGGCGCTATGCCTGAGAAATACAAGGGTACAAACCAGAGTGGCAGTGATGCCAAGGATGTGTTATCAGAGTTCAGGAAGGCAATGAAGGATGCTAAAGATACGCCTCCTAAAGCAAGGAAACTGGAGCCGGAACAGGTTAAATCAGCAGTGGAACAGGCAAGAGATATACTTCAAAGTAAGCGTGGTTCACTAGATGACACAGACAGTTGATTCTTCCAAAGAAGATGTAGTGGATTATATATTTGACCGTGTTGGATTTAATCCCACACTAGCTCAGATGCCGATACTGTTTTCCCGTAAGAGGTTTATTCTTGTAGCCGGGGGTGAACAGGCAGGCAAAAGCATGATTGCCTCCAAGTATTTACTCTCCAGGTTTCTTGAAATAGGAGAACCCGGACTGTACTGGCTGGTAGCTGCTGACTATGAAAGAACCCGTGCTGAATTTGAATACCTTGTAGAGGATTTCGCGGCACTGGGAGTACTTTCAGAAGCTTCTAAAAGAGTAGACCCGGGCAGAATTGTGCTGGCTGACGGTACACGTATAGAGACTAAATCAGCTAAAGACCCAAGAACTCTGGCTATGAGAGCGCCTAATGGGATTATAGGTTGTGAGGCATCACAGCTGGACCTTGAAACTTTTTACCGTATGCGTGGCAGGTGCGCTCCTAAACGTGGATGGCTGTTTCTTGCAGGCACGTTTGAAGGTTCACTTGGATGGTATCCGCAGATGCATACGGCATGGTCAATACCAAGTGAGGACGAACAGTCGTTTTCACTGCCGAGTTATACGAATACGCACCTGTATCCGGGAGGACTGGAAGACCCTGAGATACAGAGACTTAAAAGAGATGCCAGTGATGATTTTTTTCTTGAGCGTATTGAGGGTATCCCCAGTCCGCCGGAAGGACTGGTGTTCCCTGAGTTCAGACCTAATCTGCACGTTGCTGATGTGAAGTGGGATGTGGGAACTCCTGTACATTTGTGGATGGACCCCGGCTACGCGGGAGCATATGCAGTTGTGGCAGTACAGATACAGGATGACGTAATCCAGGTTATAGATGAGGTGTACGAGAGGGGGCTTATAACTGAAGAGATAATACAGCTATGCCAGTCAAAGCCGTGGTGGCAGGACGTACAGTACGGGGTGATAGATGTGGCAGGATACCAGCATCAGGCTATGACGGCACCGGCTGAACTATGGATGAAAAATACAGGACTGTATCTGGCATCAAGTAAGGTACAGATAAACGATGGAACAGAAAGGCTGAAAAGTTTCCTTAAACCTGACCCTATATCGAAGGAATCTAAACTCGTAATAAACCCCTCATGTACAGGATTGTTATCTGAGTTCGGCGCGGCACCAAGTCCTTTTGATGGACAGACCCGTGCGTACAGATGGAAAACTGACCGTGATGGAAATATTGTAGGACAGACTCCTGAAGATAAAAATAATCATGGTATTAAAGCCCTGGTTTACGGTATAGTAGATAACTATGGGTACGGTTATGTAAAAGGTCACGGCGCTATTTCTGTAAAAAGGTGGTAACTTTGGCACGAAGAAAAGTCACAGATATCATTAGTATGGTCGAGGCGCATCACTCTGCAACTTTTCCACTGCGTGACAGGATGGAAAAGGACCACAGTATATACAGGCTTGAGCCTTATGACGCAGGTGATGGATACCGTAGCTTTACTTCCAATGAACCCCAGGTAATGGCTGATAAGATTGTGAGCTGGCTTACCTCTGCCGAGATGGTAGTAAGGATTCCTTTCAGTGGAAACAAGCGTGACCAGCGTGATACAAACAACCAGAAAGAAAGATTTCTTACAGGGATTATCCGTGCGGCAGATGACAATCTTATGCAGAGATTACTCCCGTCACTCAGAAGCCAGCTTTCGTGGTACTTAACCGTAAGGGGGTGGTACGCAGGCAGAGCCATGCTTGTTAAGAATGATAAAGAGGAAACCAGGGTGGATATCACACCGTGGGACCCGTTGAATACTTACTGGGGAGAAGGGGCTGACGGGCTTGAATGGGCATGTTACAGGGTAAGAAAATCTCCGTCTGATGTACGCAGACAGTACAACGTGCGTAATTTCGGGATGAATGAGGACAGGGATGAAAGTGTATATGTCTACGATTTCTACGATAAGGAAGATAACTATGTAGTCATGGAAGACCGCATACTCAAAAAGAGAACGCGGCATGGCTATGACGGAGTTCCGTGTTTTGTAGGTATGGTGGGGTCTGCCCCACTTA